GAGAACAGAGGACATCGTTCTTGGTTGGGTTAAAGCTGAAGTAGGAGAAGAAGATATTGAATCAAGTATAACTGCACAAATCGAAGCACAAAAGAATCCTGCGACTTTGAAAGGATTAGCTTGGTAGTTATATTTGGGTATAACCATTAACATAAAGCGAGCAAAATTATGACAACAGAAGAAAGAATAGAACAGCTAAAGAACCTTGAATCACAAATTGTGATGCAACTACACGAAACACAACACCTTATTAAAGGCTATCAAAACGCACTAGAAAATGATAATGAAACAAAGACTGACCAAGAGTCAGCAGACAATGCTGAGTAGACACTCAGTTCATCACAGTAAACCACACATGGACTTTATGCGCAGAAGGATGCTCATGGGAGACTCTTTCGCTGAAGCTCATAGAAAAGCACAACAAAAAATAGGTAAATAATTATGTATCACGGTTCACACGGAAAAAAAGACAAGAAAGACAAAAAGAAGAAAGGCATGATGGGAGCCAAAAACGGCAGAATGGTCTCCATGAAACGAACTGGTCGCAGTAAGAAGGGCTAGTTTATACCCATCTTCGGGAAGTCTTTATAATAAGGCTCTCCATCTTTTTTTCCTGCTGCATCCATGTATCCATCAATATAACCTCTTTTAAAGGCTTCTTTTACATCGTCTTCTGAGCTTTCTATTCCCTTGGACAAACCAATCAAGAAGCCTATAAACGTCATTGTTGTTGAAAATAAAAAAATAATTATAGCTTCCATAAAATTAACGCTCCCCAAAATTTTTTTCTTTCATACTTCTCCCTAGACGTGCGTTCTCCTTTACAGCCATACGTAGACATACCTTTACTATTTGTGTCGCTATAAGGCGATTCTCGTGCGAAATAGAGCAATCCTTCTTTAAGTGGTGGTGAACAGTGGTGTGGTCTTTGTATTTTAGCTTGTTTGCTATAAATTGTTGGCTAAATCCTAATTGTCTGAGTGCAAACATATAAATTTGTCTAGCATCAACAATATTTTGCTTTCTAGATTTACCTTTTATTAGTTTAAGGCTAATACCTGTCTTTAGGCTTATCCTATATAGTATAGATGCAGCTATATCCATTTGTATCCTTATTCTTTAATTGTGATTGGTTATCCACAATCTACAGAAGTCGAGATATATAGTCAAGCATTTTTTTAACTTGTTGACGATTGTAGCTTCTTCGCCCAGTAAGCCAATCTCTTAGCAAGAGATATTTTTTGGGTAGGTCTTTAGAGCGGTAATATCTGTGTGCATACCAGTGTGGGTCTCCTTGTACCTCACACCAGAACACCATAGCTGATAATTCATCTTCGGAGGGCTTGCCGTGTCCTTTTGGAGAAAGAAGCTGATAGATTCGTTCCTTGAACTTGTTTGACCAGTCTACGCCCATGTAAATGGCAACGTGCTTTGAGAAGTCCACCATAGAGTAGGGGCTATCCTTAATTGCGTCCTTAATCTCTTCAGGGGTCATTTTGCCTCTGGTTCAGGCTTCTCCTTTTTGATAGTCTGAATCACACCAATGATGGCTACCATCAGTGCTGCTATGGATTCGTACATGTCAGGCTGTACGCTTACACCAATAGCTCCAGCTATGGCAGTTACACCTTGATACGTTGAGGGTTCTTTTAGTCGAGATTTTAACCAAGTCCAAGTCATAGTTACGGCTCTTTTGTTAATTAAATATACTGTTAAATCAATGATAGGAACGATACGCTCCCTACTCAATACCTTTTTTTTGCGTATTACCTTGGGTACTTTAGTTTCTTTAACGGTTTGCAGATTACCCTGTGGTACGCTACGGTTATCTATGGTAACGGCTTTTATTTTCTTTCGCCCTTGTATTGCCATTTGCCATCCTCATCTACTTCAAATTCGTGGTATCTGTCCCCTTTGTGGTCACAGTGTATAAACTTTTGCTCTGGGTAGTAACAAATGCGCTTATAGTCAGACGCTCTAAGTTCCTCTAGTAGTAACTCTAAGTTTGCGCACGTATAATCTACCGCACCTAGCCCAGTAAAGGTATGTTCGCTGGTTCCGCTTCTACCGTGCGATAGTTCCCAGTCTTTCGAGCGATACCCACTGTTTTGAGATACTTGTATCGGTTGACCTATCTTGTGACGTATAGGATTAATTATGGGCTTATGATACTTTTCTATCTTATCAACTACGTGAATAGGAACATCTGACATAACTCTATCCACTAAAAATTCTTTGATGCTAAAATAATCGTAATACATACACATTCATTTAGTTAAATAGTAAAATCTAGGTAGTTCTATAAGAAATATCAATACCAATAAAAAGGGGGGTTGCTCGCACAAGCCCCCTTAGGTCATCTTTAACTAAAACGAAAAACTAATAAGTTAATCTTTTGTTTCACGTTTCATCAGAATTGCTATGAAAAAGAATGGGGGCTTTCACACCCTCCATTCATAAGGAATACTAATGAAAATACACTATCACATAAGTTTCTCTATTATATAGCGTAGAATCGGGTCTTTATCAAAAGGGAAGCGCAGCCTCAAGCACTGGCTTTGGAGCATCTACACCCTCCCGTTCTGCTACTGTAACGGCTCCCTCAGTGTATACTACACGTCCGTTGCCTAAATATACTTTTGGGTCTCCTGCCTCTCGTTGTTCTTTTGATTGGCTCATAGCAATACTAGCGTTGTTTCCAAATCTAGTCTCATCGTTTATGAACACGGTAACGTTGGCATAGGTGCCCTTTTTACCTTTTACTAACGAATCTTTTGGTATTTTTGTTACGTCTATTGATGCGTTTATAATTGTCGCCATTTTTCTTTGATTAAGTTATAGTTGAAGTTTAAAAGTAAATAAGTGAGTGAAGAAAATCAATAACTAAATTTTTAGCCCTAGGTCTTTGTGGTGTAGTGCCTTGATGCGCTCGTGGCTAAGTTGACCTCGCCTGCTTTTTACAACCTTAATAAATACGCTCTCATAAGAGTGTACATCACCATCTCTCCAACCCTTGACCTTGAGGTCGCCAAGCCCATCCATCAATATTAAGGATTCAACCATGTTAGGACGAAAAACTGAGGTCATACAATGAGCCACGTTCTTAATAACCTGAGCCCATTGAGCGTCTTTATACTTAGGCTCTAGTTGCCACCCTGAGCGATTGTATTCAGAGATAGTTACTTGACTAGGCACAATAACCAGCACATTGAGTTCCTTTGCTATCTGTTTTAGTATTTTTGTTATATAATTTATCTCTAGGGTTCTAGAATCGTATCTACCTTGAGCATAAACCTCTTGTATATAGTCAATTACTACGAAGTCTAAACCACCCTCAATTTTTGCTAGGCGACACAAGCGTTTGATTTCGTCTATGTCATCGGTGGTGTCTACGATGCGAACATTATCAGCGTATGATACAGCTTGCAGGGCTAATTGTGTGGCAGTATTTACATCGTAATCCTCCATCTGAAACCACAAACCTTGATATCCTTGTACCGCTAATTTAGATGCTAAAAAAGTTGACCACTGGGTTTTACCGTGCCCTGAATCTGCTAGTATAACATTAATGTCACCCTTGTGTAGACCTACGTGCTGATATAGCTGATTATCTATCTTGACTTCACCGGTCATTAGCTTTTCCTTCTTTGGCTCGGACTCTTCTCGCTCGAAAATTTGTGTTGGGGTTAAGGCATCTACTGGGGTTGCCTCATCCAGTTCGCCACTTAGCTTGTCTATTTGTATCATTAACTCATCCATAGTCGTAGATGGGTTATGGGCTAGCTTAGTAGCATAGGTGAGCGATTTAGTTAATTTTCGCCTATCAGCGGTGTCCTTCAGAATCCGAGCATAACCTTTGATGTCGTTCTCTGAGGTTCTCTGATGCATTTGTAATTCAAGCAAGTACCCAGCATCAAAATTATCTAGTCTAGCGGCTAGGGTATCCTCATTGAACAAGATACCCTCTGCGTGTTGCTTGCACGCCTCTAGATAAATAGCGTGTAAATTAGGGAAGTGGTTAGCATCTGTTACATTAAAAATAAGGTCTCTGTATTCCTTACTAGCGATGAGCGTACCAACCAGCACCTCCTCTAAGTGCCTTTGGTCAAGTTGGCTCATAACACTTCCTTAGCCTTAACTTTACCATACGGGGTTAGTGAATAAGTAGACGGGTACTTGTTATCAGACACTATTACACCTGCCTGAATAAGGCTACATATTGTTGAAAAGGTTGTCCAATATTTATCGTGAGCCTCAAATTTCATCTCAGGCTCTATATCCTTATAAAAAGCCTTGTCTTGTTCACTTAAAATTTTTAGTATAGATAGTTCATTTAGTGTCATTTCTTTTCTCATTAGTTTTTCTTAAGTCTCTTTTAGTTACGGTTCCATTTTTGTTAAAGGTGTGGGTGACCCATCCCTTGCGGTCATACCACGTCATTGCAAGAACCCTAATATATTTACTAGCAAACTTCTTAGCAAAACGAATGTAAGGTTTTTGTGTTGGTGGTCGGTTTGTTTTTATTTGAACCAACCAAACATTTTTACCATCCATTGCTATGATGTCAAACCCATCAAATACGAGCTCATCACAATTACAACGTTCACTCCAGCACTTGGTGCATAGCCCAGCAAACAGGTCTTTGGATTTTCGGAACCGCCCCCCAAGTTCTACTTCGTCCACTATCATTCCTTTTTCGTGGAAAAACTCTATAGCCTTAGTGACGGTTCTTCGACCTTTTGCTTTGGACATCAGCCAATATAATCGTTGTTATTATAATGAGCGTTGCTATTAACATAGTTTCCTTGTTTGTCTAATATTATTAGGGTGTGATTGATTTGTGGCAGGCTAGTGTTAGGTAAAAGCCAACCAGCAGCGTTCCCCTCGATTGAATTTCCAGTTGTGGGAATCGTTACGTTCTCACATAAAAAATTTCTGAGCTCCCTAGTATTAAACACATACAAACGATACGTGTTGTCGGGCATCAAGAAAAAATATGCATATTTATCTGATTTTGTCTTGAATATACCACTAGGCTCAAATTGTTTCGTATTGAACATCTCAATGTAAAAGTTGAATTGTTTTATGTTCTTAAGAAACATACCAATTACATCTAGCTTTACCTCAACTAAAACAGTTTTGCCGTCAGGAGTAATCGCCTTTATGTCCCAATCTGGGAACCTTCTAGGAGGGGCGGAGAAACACTCATAGCCTAGCTTGGTTAGATAGCTAGACAAGAGTGCCTCGCCCTTTACGCCATTCTTATTTAGCACGCCTGAAGTCTTCTGACTCGTCTTCGCTAAACACGCCCTCTGAGTAGAACCCAGTGATTTGTAGAACGGCTCTCGCTTTTGCTCGCTTTTCAGCGGTCTCTACTGGATAGTGGGGTAATGCACCGCCAGCTTTTTTAGTTTTTACGGGACAATTGTAGTGGTTAGCCGTACCAAAAGATTCCACGGTGTATACCTCACCATTGGCGTCTAATTTTTCGGCAGTAGCCTTGATACAGCAGTTCTCCTGCCCCTCTGTTAACTCAGGTACAACTTCATAGGTCACCGTGATGTTGTCGTGAGCCATTATCTTCTCAACGCCAGTTCGGGTTATAATGATGAATCCTTGGTATGGGTGCTTGAAGAAGTCCTTACCAGTTAGCTTGTATCTTTCTGCTAATAATTTAAGTGTGTTATTTTCTGTGCTCATAATAATGTAATTGTATTAGTATTAGGCAAGCCAGTTCCAGCTTGTTTTGGGTTCTTTTTCCACTCACCGATGCGATGCTTGATTACACTTAGCTCTTTGAGTGCATTCGTTTGTGTCTCAGGATTGAGACCATATACCGCTGTGTTGAATGGGTATTCCTTTTCTATTGCAACGTAATAGAAATCATCAATTAGTATGCCTAGTACTTCGCAGTAAAAAGCCGCTTGTAGGTCATACCTAAATCTCCAAAAGTCAGAGCGAAATGCTTTCTCACTAGCATCCCTACATGACTTCCAGTCTATAATAGCCATTGGCTCCTCGTCTCGGACGAGCAAACGGTCAGGTCGTACACGGTACTTCAGACCATGTATATCTTCCTCCTCGGTAAGGAATGAATACTCATCCCAAGATTCGGATGGGTCATACATATTGTATATCTCCTTAAGGGCAGGGTTAGAAGACATGGACGAGTACATATATTGAAGTGTATACATATCATCCTCCGATATAGATGTCTGATTTTCACTAAGTGAGCACTCGAAGTCCTTTTTGTAAGTCTTGTAGTCCTTTGTCATAGTGGGGCTAGTTATGTCGGGTCTCCTCTCAAGGATTTTTGCTATTATCTCAGAGTCCTTGAAAACCTTAAAGCGTTTGTGGAACGCCTGAGTATCCTCGAAGTATGTGTGCATAGCATCACCAAACAGTAGCGCTTGACTTGGTTCCACGGGTTGTAGGGCTTTAGCTATAGAGTGCTTAGCTACGTTCTTTATGAATGAACTAGATATGTAGTCATTTAAAGCATGATAATCAGCATTAGACATATCGCTATAGGTCTTCATCGTGCACCTCCTGAGGGAATCTGTTTATGGATAGTACTGGCTTTTCAAAGCCACTTAGAAATCCCTCTATCTTGAATAGAAGTTCCTCTGCCTCTTCTGACATCATCGTTTCGGGCATCTTAGTGAAATGTGATGGTTTATCATCACCATCATCATAAAACACCTCATGAAATGAGAATATTTTTTTTTTGCCTGAGTTATCAAGCATCAATCGGTAGTTCCAAGCTGGTTTCATCTTGTATTCCTCCTTTTGATTTTTGTTGGTTTCTCTTAGCCGAGTGTAGGCACACCTCAAATGCTCTAATGTAGGCACGGGTATACTCATCGGGGTTAGGTAGAGAGCGCAATCCAGATAGGAATGCGTTCATAAATTGTATGTGATTTTCCATTATGTGTATCCTTTGTGATTCTTGATTGTGGATAAATTTATAAAAAAGTATTGAGTATCCAAAATTATTTTTATATTTGTGTAAACAAAAAAGGAAAACTATGCTAGAAGTACCCAACCACACACAAATACCGAATATTATTATTGACCAGCATATGTCTGAGTTATCGCACGCTCAGTTTAAGGTACTGATGGCTATTTGTAGGAAAACTATTGGCTGGCACAAAAGAAAGGACTACATAAGCATATCTCAGATAGTGGAACTAACTGGGGTGTCCAATAAGACCGTAGTGGGAGCCATTAAGCAACTAGAGAAGAAGGGGTTCATTTTGACCGAGAAGTTTAACAGGTCAACTACGCTCATCACCATCAACTATGATATAACTAGTGTACTGAGTACACCAACTAGTGTAACCATTACACCACCTAGTGTAGTGAGTACACCAGTAACTAGTGTAGTGAGTACACACACAAAAGAAACTATAAATAAAGAAGAAGAGGGAGAATGTAGCATACCCACCCTTGATGATGTCATAAAATATTTTGACGGGAATGGGTACACTACGGATAGTGCTAAAAAGATGTATAATTATTATCAAGCATCTGTTAAGAGTAGTAATCAAAGGTATTGGAGGGATAGCAGGGGTAACCTAGTGAGGAGCTGGAGGCAGAAGGCTCAGTCTGTTTGGTTCAAACCTGAGAACAAGAAGAAGGACGGGGATAGCTGGGAGGCTCAGGGATTTTCACCAGTGGATATTAGGTAGAGATTTCTGCCTAGGGATTTCTACTGTAGATTTCTACTGTGGGTTAATAATATTGTTTCTGAAATGTAAAAGAATGTAAATCGGGGTAAAATTCAATATTTTTAATAAAAATGTTGTTTTTCCAATTGCATATATCAGAAATCTTTATTAGCTTATCTAGTGAACATTAACAATAAGGGAATACTATGAGACAAGTTGAACTAATGGGATTATACCAAAGGGTAACCGAATATGAAACGGAGGAGCATAGCCTTGAATGGCTAGTGCAATTCTTTGCTGACCTGATAGCTACGGGATTAGCTTGGCAGTTGCAAGGTCACTATGGTAGGGAGGCTAAGCGATACATTGAGAATGGCTTAGTCACACCTCAGGGTGACGTAAATTGGGATGTATACGAAGAATACTTTGAACTATAAATGAGGATTGGAGAAAATATGAGAGTAGTAAAATTATTAGAATACTTAAAAGAATACAATCCCGATGATGAGGTAGTCATTCAGACTATTGATTTAGACACGGGAGATGAAGTAGACCTTTATCCTTTTTATGTTGACAAGGTAAAGGTAACAAACACCTTGAGTGAAATAAGATTAGTACAAAAAAACAATACAATAGAAAACTTTAAAGAGGAATACAATGGATAAACGAATCATAAATACCTATGTAAGAAAAATGGCAACCGAGGATATTGAGCAGTTAGTCAATGTGCTACACATCGCTTTAAGTGGTAATACCCAGCAAAGCAAATCATTAATACTAGAAGTATTATTGGAGGAGCCAAAATGAAAGTAGTAACACTAGATGAAGATAATAATATAGTAGTGAGAACTAAAAAATATGAACAAGCAATATATTATTGTTTGCGGTGGTTTAAATTACACGACATCAATGCGTTTGAATGCAATGAATCTGTTTATATAGAAGCATACAATTTTGAATTACAAATATCAATTGCTGAAGTATTTTATAGAGCAGACCTATATAAATCAATAATGGAGAAATCAAAATCTGAGGAAATAATATGAACCAAATTAAATATCTAAAAAAACAATACGGAACTAAGAACAAATTTCTTAGTAAGGTAACGGGCATATCGGAGCCTAGAATATCTAGGCTATCAAAGCTAGATGATAAGGAGTATGTCGCTAAGGTGTATGCTGATGAATACATAAAACTAAATAGAATAATAGAAGCTGAATAGATTTCTACGGGGGGTGCATCTAGATTTTTATGTATCCCCCTTAGATTTTTATGTACCCTTAAAATAGATTTCTACTAACCCTTATCATGGATTTTTACTAATCCTTAAAATATATATTTATATATAATTATAAATATACATTTACCTAATATTATACTTTATACTAAAATATATATATACCTAATATTATACTATAAATATATCTATACAATTTTACATTCTTTTACAAATTGCATATTTCAAATTTGCTATATTGGAAATGTTAATTAAAACTAAATGAATACACTATGAATAGAGACAGATACTTAGTTAATTATGATAAATACAAGTTTAAATATGATGAGCTATATGATGAGCTAAAAAATGAACATGATTATCACTATGAACTACAGATGAGACAAATATATAAGAATAGAAAAAAGAATGAACTAAAAAAGTATAGGATAAAAAATGAAAAAACTAAGTAAATATAAATTAAAAAAGTATAGAAACAATTTAATAGATATTCTAGAAAGGACACCTGAAGATACTTTCAATAGTGCCAAACTTTGGTACTATAAAGAAAATACTTTCTTAAATAAGGTGGCTAATTATTATAATAAAGATGTAGTAAACATAGCCATGATTACCGCCCGTCTATCAATACGGAATAAATGGATAAGGAATAAAATAGATTTGCAAAAAATATGTATATCCAAAAAATGGAATATACCTAGATATAAAATAAAAATTTGCACACCTAATACACATAAAAATAAAGCCTATGATATATACGAATATCAATCCGTAATAAATAAGGACGCTCTAAAAATATATAGTTTCTATCATAATCTATTATTAGATGATAGATACGTTACTATAGATGTATGGCAAAAAAGAGCACTATTAAATAAATATAATGTAGATAAATTCAAACCTAATAAAGTAGAGTATAGGCAACTAGAAAATCTACATATAAATTTAGCTAAAGAATATAATTTAAAGGGCTTTGAATTACAATCTATAGTTTGGACTCAAAAAAGGAATGAACATTATGGAATACAATAATCTATATATAAAACTAATTGAACATAAAATAAAACAATATAAACTAAGCTTAGAAACTGATATAGAAAAAACTAGATTAAATAGATTAGTTAAAATGAGTAACGATAGATTATATAAAAGTATATACCTATATGAGTATAAAATATTATCCGAATACTTTAATGATAAATTTTTAGATAGCCTATAAATTTTTATGTATCCTAAATTTCTATATACCCTTTAGATTTTTATATACCTTTAAATTTTTATATACCCTAAATTTTTATATACCCTAAAATAGAAATATATCTAGAAATAGAAATATAAATATAAATATATATAGAAATATATATATACCTAGAAATATATCTTTATCTAGAAATATACTTAGAAATATATATATACTTAGAAATATATATATAAATAGAAATATACCTAATATTATAATATACCTTAAAGTAGAAATATATATTATAATAGAATATACCTTAAAATATATATTTACCTAATATTGAATTATATGTTAAAATATACATTTACCTAGAAATATAAATATATATTATAATATACTAGAAACTAATAATGATTTAATTATTATACAAAAAAATAATATTTGCATATATCATAAAATATATTTTACATACGATAATAAAAAAGTTAAAACATAACAATTTCTTAACATTGAAATTGTTGCATATGTGAAATTTATTGCTTATACTTATATCAGTTACTTAAGTAACTACTTAACAATTAATTAAATGGAATACTAAAATGACTACTAAAGAATACACATTAAAAGCGAATCAACTAAAAGCTAAAATTGCAAGCCTACAGAAGATTCTAGGAAAGGTGAATATACCGTCTATATCTACAGATGATGATGGAAACGAAAGAGTTTACTCTTTCCAAAATGAATACATGTACGAAACTAGTGTTAATCTTAAATGCGTAAAATCTGAAATGTATGATGTATCTAGGGACGCTGAAAAACTTGCCATTTCATTAATGGAAATGAGATTAGACTTTGAGAGTAAAATAGATGAACTAACAAGTGAAACCGATTAATTGACGTAAACGGGGGCGGGTGAAACCGTCCCTATTTCTAAGCTCTTAGAATTGAAATTTAACCCTTTAAAATGAATACTATGTTAACTAAAGACCAATTCACAAAAGCTAATAACGGTTTCATCAATAGTGAAGCTTTTATTCTAGAATATATCTATTATGATTGTGAAGAGCTATTCTTGAAGCTCAAAAAAGTGATTGATAAAAAGCTAAACTATCCAATAGATTCTTTTAGATTAATTATTTACAATCATATTATATCTGAAAATAGAAAACAATTAACCTTTATTCAGGAACATATATTACATGATTGGATAGATACATTTATAGATGCTGAAGAAATATATTACGATATGAAAATAGTTTTAGAAACACCAGGAGCTGAATTTTATAATGATTAATAAAATGAAATACTTATTATATACTTTACTAATTACTTTAATGATATTATTTAGTATCGAACCCTATACATTAAAATCTACTTTTATTCATTGCTTTATTATATTAATAAATATACTTGCAATATATATTGTAGACAAAAAAACAAATATACTTTTTATTAAACCTTAAATTTATGTTAAGCCTTTACAGCTTATTGTATGTTATAATATACGGGAATGTATATACGAGAATATATAATATTATTATATACGGGAATTATATACCAGGATATATTTTATAATATACTTTAGGCTGTAACAGGGGCTATATATTAAAATATATTTTGGCGTATGTTGCCACCAAGCCTTTCGCAAAAATTAAATTTTCACCAAATGGTGTAAACAAGGGATTTCTACCTACTATCCTTGCATATTGAGGAATTTTTACCTATAGTTTGTAAACTACAATAAATTTCTACGTAATGACGTGGCATAAGAAGTCGAGGATTGAATCCAGAGAGGAGCTAATGGAGGAGATTAAGGTGGTCATTGAGTGTTTGCATTCAATCCCTTCAATGTCTGATAAGTTGCCTAATTATATATATAACCGCATAGAATCTATCATAGAGTATGTCAAAGAAAAAGGCTGGGAATAACGAGTTTAGTACAGAGGAAAAGGTTGCTATATTAAGAGATATAGATGTCATGGGCAACGTGTCTAAAGTTGCTGAAAAATGGGGTGTGTCAAGACAAACGATTTACAACTGGAAATCAGAGCGTGAGAAGCTAGATGAGCAGATTGTTATAGAGAGGCAGATACGGCAAGTAAAAGAAGACTCATATTTCGACAGAGACGTTCTAGAAGACCTAAACCAATACAGAGGTACCCTTCAGTTCCTTGGAACGCTAGAGGAACGAAAAGAGAAGCTATCAGCTAAAGTAGAGTTCATGCTCATCAAGATAACGTCTATGCTAGAGAGGCACCCTGACCTAGATGAAATACACCCGAAAGACCTGAGTAAGATTATGAAGGATTTGCACGATGTCCGTAAAGAGCTGAGTAATGAACCTGCCATTATTATTGAATACAAGAATCGTATTATGGAGCAGACCCTTCTAATACTACAAGACTTTTTAGATATGGAGCAACTCAAGGAGTTTACCAAGAAGATGGAGTCAATAGAAACAACATATGAAGTGGTATGAAAAAATTAGTGCTAATGTGCATTGTCGTATTGACCGAGCTTATAGAGAGCTTTATCTTGAGCTCATCCTGTAACTCCTTAACGACAGACCCATCAACAATCTCCAACTTAATCTGTTTCTGATGAAGATGAAGCTATTACGCCTTCGTCAGGTGTGGATGTATTCTGATAATCAGCCAACCGAGATTATTCTTGCGCTGGCTAATATTTTTTTAGTCCCATTTGCATTAAGCATTGAGATTGGGACTGGTCTGTTTCTTTCTTTGATACCTGCTTTATCGGGTATCCATCAAATAATTTGCGTGGCTTCTGACGAGATAAATTGTAGAGTGCGAGCCTCTATGATTTGTCTTGGTGTGTACCTAGCGTCAGCTGTTATGTACCTTGTAACAATAGGCTTCCCTAGTCCAACACACTATGGGTGGGTCTTATTTATAATCGCAGCTTTTGGTAGTATGTCCAGATTATCGAGAGAAAAAATATATAAAAACAAAAATGGATAACATCACGCAAATTGTTATTACGCTCGCAACAGTACTGGGCTCCGCTGGGGTCTGGAAGTTCTTTGAAGCTAGGCTTAAAATAAAAGCTGAGCAAAAAAAGAATGAAACCAATAATAGCGACACTGTTCAGTACAGGGATGACCTGAAGAACAGGGTGCGCAACCTTGAGAACTTATTGGAAGAGTCATCCGATGAAAAGGATGAGTTGCGAAATCAAATATTAAAGCTAACAGAGGAAGTATCTGCGTTAAGGATTAAAGTCGAGTTCTTAGAGAAAGAGAATGAACGACTCAAACTCAAATAAAATCAAACCATATAAACTTCCTACTATGAAAGCAAATTTTATACCAAAGCCTGTACCCTTTCACAACAAAGCTAGATTATTTAAATGTTTAGGACAAGTAGCTACTGGAGACAGCTGCGAGGTGCAGTGCATATTGTGCAAGCGAGCCTATGAACCAAAAGAAAAAGCTGAATAGCTGGTCAGACGCATTAGTCAACATAGTAGGGCACGAGCCACCACCCGACTCGTTAGAGCTCCGTAATTCTTTTATCGAAAACTGCTTAGCTGACCAAGATGGAAACAAGATAACCCAAGCTGATATACACCTTGTTATGCAGAAAGGTATATATGACTGGGAAAAGCAATCCCTATCTAAAAGTGCCCGTCTTAATGGGTTGATTAGAGCCCCATATAATACAGGTAAATCCCAGCAAGTTCCTATTGGCTTATCAGCCTACATGACCACCCGAAAGCACGAGCTAGAAACATTAATTGTGTCCGCTGATGGCGGTATATCGACCAAAAGAATATTGTCCTTAAGGGCTTTGTTTATGAGCGATACATACAAATACTGGTGCAAGGAATATAACTTTAATCCTGTTGAATTTGATAGAACCGATACGGGAAGCACGCAGCGTATTATTGCTAAAAGCCGTAACCGAACAGGCAACCCTACCTATGAAGCATATGCAGTGCTAACCCAAACCACAGGGCAGAGAGCTGGTGTGTTAATTCTTGATGATGTGTGCAATGACGAGGACAGAATATCTACGGCTCGTAGAGAAACAGTTTGGAACAAAATATCTAACACATGGATTAAAAGGGTTCACGATAAAGGTATTGTTTTGAGCGTGTGCACACCATATCATCCTAATGACGCTAACAGTCGGTTAATGAAATCTGGCATATTCAATGTGCTTCAGATTTCTGTAAAAGAAGACAAAACAGGGTATAGGGTAGAAGAATGGAACAATCTAAAGTAGTTATGTATGCTAGATTTGGAGTAAACATAAAACAAGATGAAATAGATTATATCAAAAAAAAAATGGACGAGTTTTTGATTATGATAGAGGCAAAACTTGTTGGTCAACAATGGGAGATACTAGCTAGAAATCAAAACTCCAGAGCCATACATGAAATTATAAAAAAATGCAGCAAAAATGGCTGGAGTATTCTTACATATGACCTTAAAACTTTACACCAACATTATTCGGGTGCAATTTCCTTAATATCAGAGGGTGAAGAGGTAGGAGTGCCCGTGTATTTTATTGAAGGGGATGCAGTAATAAAAACATTATTTAATAGAACATGAGAGAGCCCGATAAAATTTGGTATATTCCTTTGTGGGAGACCAATCACAGTAAACAAAGGCTACTCCAAGAAGAAGCGATGGATTTTTTATCGTATAAGTTGGGGTACGAAATGAGCGAGGAAACAGATGACCCTACGAAGAAGGCATACAAACATTTTGACGGATACAATCACTACCCTGACGGCAATCTTACGGCTCTCGATTACGATAGCAGCAGTCCTGTTTGGTTGTGCGCTGATTTCAATAGGTCTCCTCATTGTTGGGCTCTTATGCAGGTTAAAAAAGCTCGTAATGGGCTCAAGCAATACATTATTTTCGATGAAATCTTCTCAAAAGAGGCTTTAACAACAGAGCAGGCTCTCAAAACTGTTGAATTATTGCAAAAATGGGGTATTTTTAAGGTTTTATTGGCTGGAGACAACACTTCTAACCAAAAAAGTGGTAATTATGGTCGTGTAGGCAAAAATGACTGGGATTATGTCAGGGAAGTGCTTGAAGAAAATGATATTTCGTATAAAAATGAGCTAGACATACAAAATCCGAAAAGAAAGGTGCGTGTAGACAAGGTAAACAACGTAATTTATGCTGGAACCAATGGAGAAAGACGACTTTTGGTTAACACAAGGTGTGAAAACGTTATAAAAGACTATATGTACTCCGTTGTGAACGATAAAGGGCTAAAAATTGATAATGGAGACAGGGGACATATGTCTGATGCAACAGATTACGCCATCTGGCGTAACGAAAAGGGCTCCGCCTCCCCTATGTATGTGCTCCGCTAACTTCTTTTTATGGCTTTAGTTCGTTTACCCATACCAACTCGCTGTTTTTCACGTATAGCCTTACCAGCTTCACCTCTTTTTCTTAGCTCTTTCCATGTTACAGGTGTTTTTGACGAGATACGAACAGTAGGTCGGCATTTCTTTACCCCTTTAAACTTAGCTGAACCACAGGGAGAGCCGTCTTGAGTAGTCCATTTCTCTCTCATCCATCTAGCTACGCCAGTCTTACCAGATTTCTTACCTTTGTAGGTTCCGCCTCTTTTTTTATATTCTTTTACTATCCAAGCAGAAGCGTAGGCACTAGGAAATATCTTAAACTTGCGTTTAGCCTCGGATTTGACTCGGCTATACAGGGCTGGTTTTGCTGGAGTATTTGACATGATAAGAATTTATATACAACAACTAATAAACTCAATACTTTATTTTGGTATTGATTCAGAACGAAATAAGTGTATATTTTTGACACCATGAGTAGCAAAAAAGACCCAAAACTTATAAGGTATGGAGTAACTGGCTATAACAAGCCTAAGCGTACTCCAAATCATCCTACTAAGTCTCATATTGTGGTAGCGAAAGTAGGGAGCAAAGTGAAGGTCATACGCTTTGGTCAGCAGGGGGTAAAGGGTATAAAGAAACCCAGAACAGAAGCACAAAGAGCAAAAAGAATGTCTTTCAAAGCTAGGCACGCAAAGAACATAGCAAAAGGACGTATGTCAGCAGCTTTTTGGGCAGATAAAGTAAAATGGTAGTATTATGCCTCTTAAACGTGGTACTTCACCAAACACGATTCAACAAAATATTCGACAACTTATCAAAGAGGGCTATTCGAGACAGCAGGCTATCGCCATAGCTCTACAATTTTCTAGAAAATGATAGATACCTCAAAGTTATATTCTATACCAAAAAACGTTGTCGAAGACATCGTGATGAAAGAAACTCGACATCCTTATTATAGTGTTGTATTAGACCGTGCAAAGATAATGAATAGTTGGTTTCAAGCAGAGTATGATGAATATACGGCTATATCTAGCACTGTTTTTTCTGATAAATCATACATCATTGACCAGAGCAGTATTGAGTCAGACGAAGAATATAAAGAGAGACTGCAAAGGATGAAGTTATTTCCTCTAGAGCAAAAGTTTTTTGCTGCTCAGCAGAGGATATATGATGAGAACAATGTCAACAGAATGTTCCCTGAGAACAAAGATTTCTGGAAGTACAAGTCAGGCAACTTTGATGATGCAGGGTGCTCCATTACTGAGTTCTATCGTGATAAGGTTATGTTCGTAAAAGAGGTTCTTGGGTTTGGCGCAGTAGTCACTGACTTGATGATGGATGATGAAAACAATCCAGTTACTGACTCGAATGGAAATGTGGTGCCCTATAACTTTGTTGTTAGACCCCATGAGATATTTAACTTTCACATAAAGCAAGGCATATTAACACTTCTTGTCACTAGACAGATGTATTATGATATGCAAAATGTAAAAAAGTTTAAGTGGACTGCATATACATCTGAATATATTTGTGTTTATATACAAGAGGGTGGTGTTAAGAAGAAAATATTAGAGATAGACAACCCATTTGGTGAGGTTCCAGCAACGCTACTAAAAGGACAAACAGATGCAAACAGTTCATTCGTGGTTGGTAAGCCCAGAAGATATTCCTTAAAAGGAATGTATTTAGCTTCATCTGAATTATTTTATGACCTCAAAAAAGGCTCTGAATTATTTGGTCATCCTATACCTGTACTAACAGACTCTATTGTGCGTAGCTTGGCAGGTGTAGCTGATGATGACCAGTACGATTCACGAACAATCAAAGAGGGCGTAGGTATGGCAATCATCATACCTGACGAGCAAACGATACCCAACAATATGCTGTATCAAGCTGATATGCAGGGCTTGCAACACTTGAGGGATGTTATATTTGGTGACTTGATGTCATTGATATTTTCTATGGCTATGGTTCGTGATAAATCTCTAGTCAAGAGCAATGTGTCTGGTGCAGCAAAGAGATTTGATAATGTAGACGAGCAGGGTCTTTTGGCTTCAACAGCTATGGACATGGAAATGATTGAAAATCAAGTTCTCAGAAGAATGGCAAAGGTTCGTGAAGAGGACTTTGAAAATTATATTGTTACTTACAGTAAACATTACGACCTTTCTAGTGCAGATGAAATATTCTCAGATATAACAGAGGGTATGCAATATCATTCTATGTCACTACCATTATTGAAAAAATTAACTGCTGAATATATGCGCAAGCGCTCTATGCCACAAGAAGATATTGAAGAGGTAATGCAATACTTTGATGAATATGGTATGCCTAAAACATCTACTGACCTAAGAAATTTAGTAGATATTTTACCACAAGAGGAACTTCAACGCCAAGCTCAAGTTGGTATTGAAATACAAAGCGAGCAATAATTAACTTATAAACCATTATGAGCGAACAAAATATAGAGCAGGCTGATGCTCCTGAATCAGCAGTAGAGGAGACAACCTCCCAAAACACCGTACAATCACAACCAGAGTTTGACAAAGACAAATTTTTTCGTGGTGCATACAACGAAGGAAAAAGTAAAGTCGAAAAGGACGTTGTTAGTAAGTTCTCTGAATTATTAGGGGATAATGTTGATTCATTAGATGATGCTTTTTCACGTATTCAGCAAACCTTAGCTCCTAAGCAGGAGGAAAAAGGGGAGGCTGAAAAGCTACGTGAACTATTGCAACAATATCAGCAGGAAGCTGAGTCTGCAAAAGAGCAACTTATGATGACAAAAATGGAGAGTCGCATAAATTCTGAGTTTCAATCAGCTTTTGGTGCACTTCAACAAGATAATGAACTGACTTTACGCCAAGACTATATAGAGCAACTCTTCTATAATGAGTATGAAATAGAGGAGTCTAATGGACAGTTTTATGCCGTGAAAGACGGTGTTCCTGACCTAGACGAACAAGGCAACAGAAAGTCAGTGGCTAACTCTCTTGTAGAGTTTGCTAAGCAATTTGCAAAGCCCAAGAAAGTGGGCGCAGGAGGGGCAACTGGTGGTACCCCTTCTAGTGAAAGACCTAGTAGAGCAGAGTTTCAACAACTCATACGCTCTTCTAGTCCAGTAGACCGAAAGAAAGCGGAGCAGCTTTATATGGCTATGAAGCAGGCTGGCGGTTGGGCTGAACAAGCATAAATCCACCTATTGGTTAGGCAAAACCTTAATTGTCATGTTTTGGTCATAGCGACCCAAAAGCTAAATATAATCGAACATTTAATTTAACTTTTATAAAGACATGGCAATTAATACCAATTTTAATATTTATGAGCCAGAGGCATTTGTTGAGGTAGCACTAGCTAACCAATATCCAAATCGACCAATGGTATCCAGCGCTGTTACTAATGTAGCTGGCGCATCAATCGAAGGTCTAGTCGCAGCACGTAACAAGACCGTAAGTATAACTCGTGCAGTAAAGCCAACAGGCTCACCTACTGCATATACTGGTAGCTATTCTCTAGGCACACCTAATGCTAGTGAAGAGCAGTTAGTAATTAACAAGCACTTCTTCAGCGGTTTCAGCATCGACAAGGCTGACCAGAAGTTTGCACTTCCTGACTTAGTACAACAGCATTTTGTACCAAGACTGCATCAGCTAATTGACCAAATCAATGCTGATGTAAAGACTGAGGCTCGTAAAGGATTTGAAGCGGCATTCGCTGATAACAACACAGATTCTACTGTGATGGATGACAATGACCTTGCAGAGGCACGAAGAATCATGGCTGCTCGTAAGTTTGTATCTGGTGATATGAATATGATTATTGACCCATTTGTAGAGAAAGATTTAACTACGCTTAATATCTTCCAAAATGCAAATTCTCGTGGTAATAATGAGATTCAAGTTTCTGGTGCAATGGCTCAGGCTTATGGTTTCAACTTCTTCGTTGACAACAATGGAAGCGACCATACTCCTGCTACTGTAACTGATGCTGTTCTTGCAGCAACAGAAGCTATTGGGCAAACAGAACTAACCATTGATAATGGTAGTGGTT